AAATCATATTAACGCACAAGAAAGGCAACACAATATGGCATCACTAGCAGACATCCGAGCACGGCTACAGGCCGCAGACAGCAACAAAGGTGGACAATCCACTGGCGGCGGCGACCGATCAATCTACCCTCACTGGAACATGGAAGAAGGCAAAGAAGCTGTACTTCGTTTCCTGCCAGACGGTAACACAAAAAACACATTCTTTTGGGCAGAGCGAGCAATGATTCGACTGCCATTCAATGGTGTCAAAGGTGAGATGGATTCCAAACAGGTCATGGTTCAAGTACCCTGCGTTGAGATGTGGGGCGATGCTTGCCCAATCTTGGCAGAAGTACGCACCTGGTTCAAGGACAAGAGCCTTGAAGACATGGGTCGCAAGTACTGGAAAAAGCGCAGTTACATTTTCCAGGGATTCGTGCGTGAGAATCCCATTGGCGATGACAAAACACCGGACAATCCTATTCGCAAGTTCATCATTGGACCTCAGTTGTTTACCTTGATCAAGGGTGCCTTGATGGATCCTGAGTTGGAAGAATTGCCAACTGACATGCTGCGTGGCCTGGATTTCCGTATTGCTAAAACATCCAAAGGTGGATACGCAGACTACAACACATCAAAGTGGGCTCGTAAAGAATCCGCCTTGACCGAAGCTGAACAAGCTGCTGTGTCTGCACATGGTCTGTATGATCTCAGCACATTCTTGCCCAAGAAGCCCAGTGCAGTTGAGCTCAAGGTAATCAAGGAAATGTTTGAAGCATCAGTAGATGGACAGCCCTACGATACAGAGCGTTGGGGTCAGTACTTCCGCCCTGCTGGTGTGAACGCACCTGCTGGCGCAGCCGCTGAAGACTCTCCTGCTCCTGCTGCACGTTCGGCACCTGCACCGGTAGCACGTTCGGCACCTGCTCCAGCAGAAAACTTTGACGACGAGGTTGATGCAGCTGAAAAATCTTTTGCTACTGCACCTGTTGCTGCTCCAAAACCAGCACAGAAAGCCGAAGACATCTTGGCCATGATTCGTTCACGTCAAAACAAGTAATCTGACGTTACACACAGGGGCAATCCCTGTGTGTTTCTATATGTATAAAGGAAAAAACGAATGGCAAAAGCATTTGACGTAAGCAAGTTCCGCAAGGAAATTACAAAAAGCATTGAAGGACTCAGCATTGGTTTCAATGATCCCACAGACTGGGTCAGCACAGGAAACTTTGCACTGAACTACCTGATCTCTGGAGACTTCAACAAGGGCATTCCGCTGGGCAAGGTCACAGTGTTTGCCGGCGAATCTGGCGCAGGTAAAAGTTATATCTGCTCAGGCAACATTATCAAGAATGCACAAGAACAAGGCATCTATGTGGTCTTGGTCGACAGCGAAAACGCACTGGACGAAGCCTGGCTCAAGGCCCTGGGTGTGGATACCAGCCAAGACAAACTGCTGAAACTCAGCATGGCCATGATTGATGATGTGGCCAAAACAATCTCAACATTCATGCAGGACTACAAGGCCCTGCCTGAAGGTGAACGCCCCAAGGTCATGTTTGTGATTGACAGTCTAGGCATGTTGTTGACACCCACAGACGTTAACCAGTTTGAAGCAGGTGAAATGAAAGGTGACCTGGGTCGCAAGCCCAAAGCACTCACAGCCCTGGTTCGTAACTGTGTCAACATGTTTGGCAGCTACAATGTGGGCCTGGTGTGTACCAATCACACCTACGCAAGTCAGGACATGTTTGACCCAGATGACAAGATCTCGGGTGGTCAGGGATTTATCTATGCCAGCTCAATCGTTGTGGCCATGAAGAAACTCAAGCTCAAAGAAGACGAGGATGGCAACAAGGTATCAGAAGTCAACGGTATCCGTGCATCATGCAAGATCATGAAAACACGCTATTCAAAACCTTTTGAAGGTGTGCAGGTCAAGATTCCCTATACCACAGGCATGAGTCCGTACTCGGGCCTGACCGACCTGGCTGAGAAAAAAGGTATCCTTAAAAAGGATGGCAATAGACTGGCATTCACCATGCAGGACACAGGTGAAATTATCAAGTACTTCCGTAAAGCCTGGGAAGCCAACGAAGATGGATGTCTTGACAAGGTCATGGCAGATTTTGCCAAGATCAAAGATGAGGTTGCTGTAGTAGAAGAAGGAGATGCAGAATGAGCGAGACAGTAGCAAGTGAGATTTGGGGAGAACTCAAGCGTTATATCAACACTGTGGATCGTGACGAGGCAGCAGAGTCCGTGGTTGCGATCCTGATTGATCATGATTCAGATGTGGATGATATTCGTGCTGCTTTCAAGACTGATGTGGATATCAAACGTGCGCTCACTGCTTATCTTGACAACGATCGAGACTACGTGGATCCCGAAGATGAAGATCCTGAAGAGGACAGCGACACCACCGAAGATGACGACTGGGAAAACTAATGTGGTATAGTCAAGTGGCCGCGGATCTGGGCAAGATCCCGGATTTCATGGCACACTATGACCGTGAGCTCCTGGATGCCAAGCGAGATTGCCGAATTGGCGGCATCGTTGAGAACAACATCAAACTACTTCCGGGCATAACCGAGCAGAGATTTTATCAGCTTCAGGAAGTGGAAGCTGTGCTGAATCTGCTGAACATACAGTTAAAGAAGATACGTCGCCGACATTTTCAAAAGTATCTGGAAGGTTATGCTCGTGCTCTCAGCAGTAGAGATGCTGAAAAATATGTGGACGGCGAAGATGAAGTGATCGACTTTGAAACCATTATCAATGAAGTGGCCCTGCTGCGTAATCGCTGGCTGGGTGTGATGAAGGCACTAGAAAGCAAGAACTTCATGCTGGGCCACATTGTTAGACTTAGAGCAGCCGGTATGGAAGATATTCAAGTTTAAAAAAACTAAGCCACTAGTCGCGCATGTTTAAATACAGGTATGAAAATTGTACTTGTTACCGGGGGATTTGATCCCTTACATTCTGGGCATATCTCCTATCTGGTAGCCGCCCGTCAACTTGGTGATCGACTAGTGGTAGGAGTAAATTCTGACACATGGTTGCGCCGTAAAAAAGGCCGACCGTTTATGCCTGCCACTGAACGTGTGGCTGTGATAGAAAATTTACGCATGGTGGATCACTGTATCCTGTTCAACGACGATGACGGATCTGGAATTGAAGCCATTCGCAATGTGCAGATGCTGTATCCCAGAGATGAAATAATCTTTGCCAATGGTGGCGATCGAACAGCAGCCAACATTCCTGAGATGGCAGTGAAAGATGTTGTGTTTAAATTTGGCGTGGGCGGTGACGACAAAAAGAACAGCAGCAGCTGGATTCTTGAAGAATGGAAAAAGCCCAGGACTGATCGTGCCTGGGGTTACTATCGTGTGCTGCACGAAGTTGGGTCCCATGTCAAACTCAAAGAACTCACAGTGTTGCCAGGTCAAAAACTCAGTATGCAACGGCACGAACACCGTGCAGAGTTTTGGTTCGTGGCCGAGGGCGAAGCCACAGTATATACTGTGGATCCTCACAGCACTGAATATGAACTGATGGCAAGTCCTACACAGCATCAACATACCTGGATAAAATTAAATGAGTGGCATCAGTTGTGCAATGAGACTGACCGACCACTAAAACTGATTGAAATACAGTACGGCGAAGACTGCGCAGAAACGGACATAGAACGAAAATGACAAACATCATACCGGTCTTTGTGGGCTACGATCCCAGAGAAGCCATAGCATATCATGTGTGCGTGAACTCAATTATCAGACATGCCAGTCAGCCAGTCAGCATTATTCCCTTGGCTTTAAATCTGTTCCGCGACTACACAGAAACACACACAGATGGCAGCAATCAGTTTATCTACAGTCGTTTCCTGGTACCGCACCTGATGAACTATACTGGGCATGCTATCTTTATAGATGGTGACATGATCCTGCGTGGAGACATTGCTGAATTGTGGAACCTGCGTAACCCTGCGCAAGATGTGCAAGTGGTCAAACATGATTATCAAACACGCATGAGTGAAAAGTATCTGGGATCAAAAAATGAAAATTATCCTCGCAAGAATTGGAGTAGTGTTATACTTTGGAATTGCAACAGTTTTCCCAACCGAAAAATCACGCCTGAGTTTGTGCAACGGGCTACAGGAGCTGAACTACATCGCTTCTCCTGGATTGATGATGATCGTATAGGTGCTCTACCTCCAGAATGGAACTGGTTGCCCGACGAGTACGGAGAAAATGCCAATGCTAAATTGTTGCACTACACTCTGGGTACACCGTGTTTTCACGAGTTTGCCACAACACCACAAGGCAGTGAATGGCATCGTGAGCGCATACTTACTGAATATTGCCAACAGCAGGATATAGAATGAGTGATCAAGAGCCAACAGATGATGACTGGCTAGAACCACCACCTGTGAGCATTTTTGATCAAGCACCATCAGATGTGGCCAGGCTGTTCGAAAACATTCTGAAATACCGTGTTGACCCTGCAGGCCTGGTGTATGGTATTACCTTGCCAACTCTGTCAGAACAAATTGCTGCATTACCGGTCAACTGCATCGTGAGTACAGACAGCGAATACAGGTACGAAAGAAAAGGACACATGTACGATCCCATACTACAAAGTTTTGTACAGGGTGCCGGTGGCCAAATCAGCAGCTGGGCGCGAGAAGAATCTAATATGACTCCGGTTGTGTTGCGCGGTATTACCAAACGCAAACAAATGGAAGCATGCAGGGCAGCTGGTAGAGACTTCTACTATATTGATACAGGTTATTTTGGCAACGGCAAGAAAAAAACATTTCATCGCGTTACTCGAAACGATGTACAATGGTTCGGTGACATTGTGGAAAGACCCGGAGACAGATTTAGCAATACTGACGTGCAAATTAAAAAAATGCGAAGAGGAACAAACATCTTGATTGCTCCTCCCAGCCAAAAGTTATTGAATAACTATGATATCATACTTGAAGACTGGCTGGCTCATGTACAAGAAGAAATCAAAAAACACACAGACCGGCCTGTTGTTGTAAGAACCAAACAAGGACGTAGTACCAGAGTCAATGATGAAACTATGGAAATGGCACTGGATAGAGATGTACATTGCTTGATCACGTTCTCTAGCATTGCTGCAGGCGAAGCTCTAATACATGGTAAACCTGCTATCACACTAGGACCCAATGCAGCCGGACCACTATGCAGTCATTTTATCAGTGAAATTGAAAACCCCCGAATGCCCAGCCTAGATGAAGTAGAGGCCTGGGCAAGGCATCTGGCATATTGTCAATTTACCGAAGTAGAAATGCGCAACGGCACAGCCTGGCGCATACTAAACAATGCTTGATTGTGTGGTTTACGTTTCCAGTGTGGCCAATGTAAAAAAACACACACGCAAGACTCAATGCTTAGAAAGTTTTGCTGCTGGTGTTGCCATTTCGGGCGGGCAAGTGCGGATAGAACATGACTATGTGTACACTCCTGGTCGACTGGCAGTGATGCTGGGCTGGGCCACAACCAACACAGGTGGCCGAAATATTGCTTTGCGCAAAGAAATCATTGCAGAACAGCGCAGCCGTGGACTTCAAACCATGTGCATTGATGCCAGTTGTTGGAAGTACACAGACAACGGCAGTAGATATCTACGCTACAGTTTGAATGGCCCGTTTTATGATCGTGCCGAATATGCCAATCACAATAGTGACAGTGCCAAGTGGGATGAAATTCAACAAGCACTACAGGTTGAATTGCAACCACCACAATCAAATGCTCAAGGTCATGTGCTGATCTGCATGCAACGTGATGGTGGATTTTCCATGAAGGCACTAGATCCCATGACCTGGCTCAATGGAAAAATTCGACAAATTCGACAGCACACCCAACGGCAGATTCTGATACGTCCTCACCCAGGTGATTATAGGCCTGAAGATTTTCACAAGTGGCACAAGAGGCAACTCAACAACGATACCGGCATCCTGATAGCGAATCCTTTAAATACTCAGTTGACGGATAATCTAACCGGTGCTCACGCCGCAGTATTTTTTAACAGCAGTGCAAGTGTGGCGGCTGTGTGTGCTGGTGTACCTGTGTTTGCGGATGATTCAAGCTGTGTGGCCTGGACCGTGGCCAACCAGGACATTGACAAGATTGAATCACCAGAACAGTTTGATCGACAACAATGGATCTATGACCTAGCAGCAGCACACTGGAGTGATGATGATGCCAGAGCAGGACTCATCTATCAAAAATTCTTGCCTTATTTGACTCGCAGCACAGTCACATCGTAGTTGCAACCTTTGACATTGGGCCACTTGTGGCTTTTGTCAAAGTCACTAATTACTTCGTTCACAATTTCAATGGACATGTTTTTCAACAGTTTCTCTCGCCACCACTCAGGTTGTTCCACAATGAGATGAGCATTGCGCCCGTTGGGTAATTCTTTTTTGGCTGGATAACAAGCAATACGAAACCAGCCCACACGCAACATTTTTTGGCCAATTAATGCTAAAGTTTGATCCAGGTGTTCGGGTTCAATGTGTTCAAACACGTCAGCACTGACCACACAATCAAATGACCGAACTGGCATCTCATTGTGAGTGGCCGAACCAGGATCGTAACCGTCCACTTGTATATTAGGATAAGCTTCGCGGATACCATTCATCAGAGCACCGTGTCCACAGCCAAAATCCAATATGCTTGTGGGTTGATATTGTTTAAGAAACGGATTGATAGTAGATAGTATTTTGCTACCTCTCACAAAACGTCCTTGACTGTGCATGGCAGCTAATTGATCTTTGTAGTCTTGATTGATGATCATCGGTGGTTTACCTCTATGTATTTGTACTTACCGGTCCACTTTGATGGAATATCAGTCCAGGCCCCAGTCAATTGATCATTGATCCATTCGGGATAGTAAGGACGATCTTTCCACCACCAGAACAGATCACTGCCTTGCCAGTCTTGATAATGTCTACGGAAAAACTCTCGTGTTCTAGGTTCGTAGAAATGAGCAGGATCATACATGCTTTTTTTACTCTTTGCTTCACGTTGAAAGTTCAATCCAATAAAACAAAACTGCGTTGCATAGGATTCTAGACGTTCACGCACCCAGCGCATGTCTGCATCAGGAATACTGTTCAATACCTGTGTGCATATTACACCATCAAACTTGGCACCCTCGGGAGGCAATTTTTCAAGTCCTGCTACGCAAGGATCGTAACAATATACTGTGACTCCTAGATACTCGTCAAATGTTTTCCATTGCTCTGGTGGCAACTCATGACCAACACTGCCGCCATACGGCAACTTGTCTTTGTATTGCAGGCCTTTGCCGCAGCCATAGTCCAGTATGGTTCGGGCACCGTAGCGATCCACTAGATCTTTGATCTTTTTTTGATATTTGACCACATCGTAGCCGGCCCAGTTCTTGTTGTTTTTTTGGAACTCAGCACCCAGTCTAACAGAGTCTTGGTAATATGAACTTACTGCCATCCCATGATCCAATCATCTCTAACTTGATCTAGTCGAACCATGCCCCACTCTTGTAGCAAGTCCACAGCCGCAAACTGGCCGTATTGCTTGCTGTAGGCATCATGTGGTTTTTGTTCTATCACCACGACAGGTCTGCAACGTTGGATGGTTTGTTCTGCACCTTGCAGTATGCGGTACTCGTATCCTTCACAATCAATTTTGATATAGTTTATGTCATGCAGGTTTAAGGTGTCAAGACGAACCACTTGCACATTGCCTGCACCCATGGTAGCAGGGTCAAGATGACTGTGACCCGAATTGTCTTCGGTAATGATCATGGTTCCTGTGGTATCTTGATCGCCCAGAGCAATGGGACGAACTTCAAAGTTTGCTCCTGCGACATTGCGTTCCAGACACTCTCTAAACACCGCAACAGGTTCAAAGGCAATCACACGGCCAAAACTTTGCACAAGGTCACGACTCCATAAGCCCACGTTGGCACCAATGTCTAGGGCTACATCTCGACGGGTGCATAATTCAATGCTGCGTTTTCTCACAGCAATTTGGTATTCGGCTGGTAGACCTTTGTCTACACTTTTCTTCAACATCCGTGGCAAGTGTGTTTCGAAGTCGGGAAATTGCCATCCATAGTGTTCACGCATTTTGAGTCTCCTTGAGTATTGCAGCTGCGGTGCCGTTGGCCAGTTCTGTGGTATGGAACTGTCCATACGCCAGATGGCATGCCCAGGCATGACGTTGATCGTCAGTGGGAAACCATGGCGTTTCTATTTTATCTAGATCCAAATTGCTCACAGGTCGTGCAGCATTGGCAGGTGCTGTGACAAACACAGGCACGCCGGCCAGGATGCATTCGGTTGCTGCGGAACTGTTGAATGTGACCACAGCATGCACATCAGCAAGCCATTCTTCAGCTCTTTGTGTTTTACGGTCCCAGCGTGATGCAGGTCGCTCACGTACCAGGATAGGTCGATCTGTGTGTTGTTTCAGGGTTTCTATTGTGGTCTGCATCCATTCATCCAGAGTGATGCCGTAAAAACTACAGGGCTTTTGATCAGGAGCAACTAATAATATGCTACGACCGTGACGTTGTTCGGAACGCATGCTAATGCCTAGTCGTTGCCAACGATCCGCAGGTCTTGAAATGACTGCATCATGTTGCAGGTTGTTGGGCACAATTCTGTGCCAGTATTTCCAACCATTGGGATTGCCCGGACCAGGTCTATTGCCCAGGTATCCGGTGTCCATGTAGTAGAAGTCACGAGAGTCTTGCCAGCACTGCTTGATAATTTTGTGTTTCATGATGCCACGCAACACCAGTGGGTCTGTGCTGTCTCCATACTGCCATGTTTCCAAGCAAGTGGGCACTGTACCTGACCCATGAGCAAACATTTCAATATACTCGTCACTGTTGTTTTTGTTTAGGAATATCCAAGTCATTGCCAGTATGCTTCTGTACGTGGGACTTTTAAGTCTGTTCTTCGGCTGCGTCCTAGATCTTTTCTGTCACCTTTGAGGTGGTCAAGATATGCGCCCCATTCTGAGTTGATTAGCGGGTGACCTTCGCCGGTGACAAGATCACTGCTCCAGTCTAGCTCCACTAGAGCATGATGCGCTCTCACAGCATCAAACACAAATGAATCATGCCATTCTGCTAGCGTAAAGATACCTTGTTCAGCGTCATCGTAATAGCGTTGGAACTGTGTTAAAAAATCTCTTGTGCGCTGACTGTGAAGATTCATGGCATATAGTCCGCATTCGGTATATTTTTGTTGTCGACCCAGAAAGCAAAGGTCTCGAGTCTCAGGACATAGCCTGTCAAGGTCCATGATAGTAATAGGACTATGGCAAACAGTATCTGCATCCATCCATAACAACCAATCAACAGGTGCGTTTTTTGCACAATGAAAAATACTGTAGACCTTGTGAGCGAATCTCACAGCGTCCCATTTGAATCCTTTGCCCGAATCCTTGCGGCACGACCGCACAGGATCCGCACTGACATCGCCCGTGGCCCTGGGCACATCTTGCCATTGAGCCTTGAATGCTGCTAGTTCAGGACTGGCAGTTGCCAGATCATGCACTGTCAAATTGGGCGCGGACTCGGTCACAGTACAGTTCTCAGCATACACAATCAGGCCTACTTCAGCTGGCCAGGTTTGTAAAAATGTCTGTATCATGCGATGCCCGTATTTCTCGTAGCCCGCGGCGTTGAAAGTGGTAACTACACAATATCTCATAAGTGTATTTACAGTGATAAAAAACATAGCATATTTTCCGGCTCAGTGTGCTCAAAACTCAGGACCTGTCATGGGTGCAGTACTGGATAGTCTACAGTCTCGTGGAATACAAACACAAGAAAATTCCATGAATTCAGATGCAGTGGTCATATGGAGTGTGCTGTGGCACGGACGCATGGCTGCAAATCAACAGGTATATGAACATTATCGTGCGCAAGGCAAGCCGGTGATTGTGATCGAAGTTGGAGCATTGTATCGAGGACACACTTGGAAACTGGCAGTGAACAATGTCACAAGCCAGGGATACTATGGTCATTTGGATAACTTGGACTGGGACAGGCCCAGCAAGCTAAAAATTAGTTTGGCCACGCAGGCCATCACTAGACCAGAAATCATAATTGCATTACAACATATCCGTAGTTTGCAGGTGTCTCATATTCCTGACATGGGAGAATGGTTAAAACAAACCATAAGTATACTTCGAAATAACACAGATAGACCTATCACTGTAAGACCTCATCCTAGATGCAGAATGCTCATGCCGGTACTGCCTCCAGATATAAAAATAGCTCACCCGCAGCAATTGGTCAACACTTACGATAGCTTTGACATGCACTTTGATTGTCATGCTGTGGTGAACTATAATTCGGGGCCAGGAATACAAGCAGCTATAGCAGGTGTGCGTCCTATGGTAGATTATACCAGTTTGGCGTATCCTGTTGGTGTGGGATATCCTGATATAGAACAACCTTATGAAAAGGATAGACAACTGTGGCTTACTCAAATTTGTCACACTGAATACACTCAGGAAGAACTACAAAAGGGCACATGGCTAAAAAGAATAGAACCAGCACTGACAGCATAGTTGATTGTGCCTGCGTGATACACAGCACCGGCTACGACTGGATTTATGTGGATCGACTGTACTCCATGCTGAGTAGACATATTTCTCGGGGCATACGACTACATGTGTACACAGAACCCAGCAGATATGTGCCGTCGCACATGATTCGCCATGATCTACAGGAATGGCCCGGTGTTAGCGGTCGCAAACGATCCTGGTGGTACAAAATGCAGTTGTTTAACCCTGCACATTATCAAGGACAATTGTTGTATTTTGATCTGGATACCGTAGTGGTGAACAATCTGGACTGGATCATTGATCTAGATCCTGCTTATTTTTGGACCATACGTGATTTCAAATCTCTATGGAAGCCCCATGTACAAAGTATGAACTCCAGTGTGATGTACTGGAACACCATGACCTGGGCACATATCTGGACAGAATTTGAAAAACAAGGCATTGAAAAAGTACAAAGAAGCTATCGTGGGGGCGATCAAGACTACCTGGACTCTGCAATAGCTGCAAGACACCGTAGATTTTTTGAAGACGGGCGAGCAGTAAGCTGGCGGTGGACCGCGCTGAATGGCGGAATGAATTTTCAAAACAGAACCTATCGATCACCGTCGCGTGGTACTACCATTGCACCAGAAAACAGTTTGTTGATAGTTCACGGCGATCCAAAACCTCACGAAATATCGGATCCTGTGATAAAAACTTATTGGTGCTAGCGGCATAAATAATCAACAACGGAGACAACAATCATGGTTCAGAGAACAGTCAAACTAATGGGTCGAGCATACACAACCAGCAGTGCTGTCACGGTACAGTTATCATACAACGGTGCCGAGGTAGTCAATACTGGAATCGCCGCCGAAACTGTTTTGGAATTGCCAGCACCCGGAGACGCCACCCTGACTCCAATAGAATTAGCAGTGTTCGAAACCACTACAGACACAACTGGACAGATCCCGGTCACTATATCAGTGACTGGTGGTACATTGTTTTTTGCACACTTTGAGATGAATTATACTGGATTCACAGTTGAATACCAGGCCAAGGATCCCAACGTTCCTGTAGATCGCAACGACTCCGCCACCTACAACCGAGTGGTTACTGTGGAACCAGTTGACTTCTTTGCTGATCCAAATGTCAATACCATTGAATCTGACGGTGTTTCAAACTTGACCAAAAATGGCGATCCTTGGGTCTGGCGAGAAAATGTTGGTCCTCAGCAGCTGGGTAATTGGGCATATCCAGTGTTCGATGGTGAAACCATAGCCCTAGACTTTTTTGTGGACCCAGCTCGTGTGGTACTAACCTCCGCGCCACAGTGGCGCACAGTAACCCCATAACTACTGCTCTTCCCTGTTCAAAAGCCCTGCTTGCCAGGGCTTTTTCGTGAGTTTGACCATTATTCGCTCTTGTGCTATAATACACACATAGACAGCAAGGAGCAAAGATGTTAGATCAAGCATACAAGATAGAGTACAAGGGTCAGACATACGCTGTCAACCACGGCGACCCATTTGATCGTGGATCCGCTGACTCTTATTACGGTCGCATCCGCAACCCACACCGGGGCGGAGTAGGCGGGGATTCGGGTCCTCGTGTTGAAAGCAACGAAATGAGCTCACAAGAGATCGCCGACTACGGCGCAGGCTACAACTACAACGAATCCACTGGTGAGCGAAAACAGTACGATTGACCATTATTCGCTCTTGTGCTATAATACACACATAAACAGCAAAAAGGAATAGTATGATTCATGAATACGGAATGTTTACTGATTCGGGCAACCAAGCAGTAGAAAGCATTGTGATGCTGAAGTTTCAACGCCAACTCAGTTGGCCCACTGTTCGAGCCATGCTGGCTGCACTAGCACTGGAAGAAGTCTATGCCGAAGCCACAGACACTGCTGTGCGCGAAGCTGTTTATACAGCCTGTTTCGATTGACCTTTATTCAGAGTTCTGCTATAATTAACGCTTAAACAACGCACACCAAAGGAGCCAACCATGAGTGCAATTCGTATCGTTAGCGGTGAGTATCGTAACAAAAAAGTAAACGGAAACGTTTTTAAACTGGTCAGTGGATTCCAGACTGGCGCCAAGGGCGGATATGTGACTGTGCAAAATGACGGAGCATTTGCCAACTGTCCAGACACTATCCGTATTCGTGTAAATAATATTTCTGACTATGAAATGGTATCAGGAGAAGCTGTGACAGAACAAGTTCAAACACCCAGGACTCAGACTGCAACTGAAACTGAAGAACAAGCAATGGCTCGTATTCGCGAGCGTTTTGAAATTCTTACAGAAATGACCAAGGCTGCCACAGCCGGCGACATCCGTGCCATGATTGTGAGTGGCCCCCCGGGCGTGGGCAAGAGCTTTGGTGTGGAACTGGAGATTGACAAAGCCACCATGTTTGACAAACTGGCAGGCAAGCGACTTCGTGCAGAAGTTGTCAAAGGCTCGGCTACCCCACTTGGATTGTATCAGACCCTGTACAAGTACTCAGATGACAACTGTGTGCTGGTGTTTGATGACTGTGACTCAATCCTGTTGGATGACGTGGCACTAAACCTGCTGAAAGGTGCCTTGGACTCAGGCAAGAAGCGCAAGATTTCCTGGCTGGCAGAGTCCAGTGCTCTGCGTCGCGAAGGCATCCCAGACAGTTTTGAATTCAAAGGCAGTGTGATTTTTATCACCAACTTGAAGTTTGACAAGATGAAATCGCAGAAGCTGCGAGATCACCTGGACGCACTGCAAAGTCGTTGCCATTATCTAGACTTGACACTGGACACCATGCGTGACAAGATTCTGCGTATCAAACAAATTGCCAGCGATGGCGTGTTGTTTGCAGACTATGACTTTGAGCAGTGCCAGCAAGACGATATCATTGAGTTCATGAACACCAATCAGAATCGACTGCGTGAAATGAGCCTGCGCATGGCGCTGAAGGTGGCAGATTTGGTCAAGAGCTTTCCAGCAAAATGGCGCCTGATGGCAGAGACCACTTGCATGAAGCCAGCAGAATGATATAAGTTT